ACTGTTTCCAACAAGATTGTTATATGCTTCGCTCCAATAAGAACTGTTAACATTTGTAGTTGTATAAACAGATGACCAGCTTCCTGAAAGAATATTGACAGTCAAATATGTGCTTTGCCAATTAGAACTAAAAGTTTGGACATGTGTAAAAACACTTTCCCATCTGGAACTGTTTCCATAAACAGTGGTATAAACACTAACCCAATAACCACTGTTTGCTTTAAGTGTTACATAACCACTATACCAGTTTTCACTGGTACCTTGATCTTGTGTATAAATTATACCTTGAAATTTAGAAGACGGTCCAGCAATAGGATCGGTACCACTTTCCAAAATTCCCGGAGTGGGATTTGTATGGTGGGTGGATCGATGAAGTTTTCCGTGAAAAGGATAATTGCCAGCCATATATTTATTTATAAATTAATTGCATATTATACTGATTATAAATGCACCGTCACCTACTCCTTGCATATCCGAACCAGCTTTAATTGTAATAATATTACATTCAGTCCGGAATAGCGGTATGGGGAAAGGAGTATCCCCTTGAATAACATTCAGAATTCCCAATTGTTGTAAATATAATTTATATAAACATCTGTTAATAGTGTCACTTTGATAATTTTCATTATTTCCTATAAAATTATTGCAATCTACATTTAAAGAAGGATCTGACAAAACACCATCATCAATATAGATATTTTTTATAAATTTATAACTTTCATAGATATCCTGATTTGTCATCTGAATGTCCACGGCTGAAAGTGGCAAATATGGATCCAAATCAAATTTGAATCTCTGACGGGATTGATTCAAAAGAACATAATTATTGTTTATAAGTTTGCTTATGCTTTTGTTGAATGTAAGACTTTGTGAATATTCTTCATTTTTTATGTGTATTTGATCTTTTGAAAAAATATCAAAATCATAAGAATAAAGCATGTTATTGGTCGCATTAGGTTCAAGAAACCTGAAAAACTCACCTGCCGAAAGGTTGGTTCCAATTGTTGTTTTTGAAAATAGAAAAATGCTATCTCTATCAGCATCCAAATACAAATCTAAAGCTTGTAAGCTATAATTTCGAATATTGTCTTTAGACAAATCAAATTTTCCAATCTTTGTTGTTGGACGTGAAAAATATTTTTTATAAAGAGATTTGTTTGTGAGAATATAAAAAATATTAGTATTATCTTTGCTAAACAAATATTTTATTGAATATTCTCCGGTTGTTGTTTCTTCAGAAAAATCAACAACTTTGTATGAAGAATCAGAAACATTTAGAATTATAATTTTATTTTCTTTTGCCAATAAAAATATATCGGTTATTCCTGTAAACTGATTTTTATGAAGTTTGATATCAACAATCGTATACAAAGAAAATAGATTTTTTAATATTAAAGAATATCTCCAATTCAATTGGTCATCAAAAAACTTCAAACAAGAATTTCCGCTGTCCATTACAACTAGAGTTGAAAGATAAAGATCAGCAGCATAAGGTGTGTTGAATTCATTGTTGTCATATCGACCACCTTGACCACCTATAATTTTCTTCAAATATCGTTTATTGAATTTTACATTTTCTCCTCCAATTAAACCTTCAACGTCATATAAAAGAACTTGGTTATTAACCGAATCTACCACATAAAGATCATTTCCATTAAGAACCAAATCCGTTATGTTTCCATTTTTTAACTGTGTTTTTTCATCTATATAAATGCTTGAAAGAATAACATTAAATGAAGAATATTCTGTATCAAATTTTGTAAAAAATAAAGTTTGACCTTGAGATGCAATCAAAACAATGTTTCCACCATCTGTTGTTGGGGAAACAACAAAATCTTTAATATCATCCAATCCAGATAATCCTATTCCTGTTTGAAAGTTTCTGGCACTGGTATTTGGAACAGAAGTGGAATTCCATGTGGCTTTGGTTTTTCCTGAAATAACACCTAACCAAGATGTGTATGAATATGGAATTTGATTTGTTAAAATTTTTGTTCGAGAGTACAGATACAAAAGATTTTCATACAAATAATTAAAACGGATATTAATAGCCCCTGCAACGCTAAGTTCATTGACAGGTATTTGAATTTTATCAAAAGCATACGGAAGAGAAATAAAATCTCCTACAACCCGATCAAAAATAAGATTTTCTTTTTGGAAAGATGAGTTTATGGTTATCATATGTTTTCTCTCCAAACAATATTTTTAATTTGCGTCAAATAAGGAAAATTATTTAATATAATACTATTCAATTGTTGTTGTATGTATGCTTTTGCATTAGGATCTATTATTTTTGAATTATTTATAGAAATATCAACAGCAGGAGACTTGTGGTAAGGAATCCTTTGTCTAAAAAATTTCTCAATTGTATCTGTATAATTTCTATTTTCTGCTGGAAGATTCAACATTAAAGGTTGAATATTTTTGGAATATTTCTGAAGAAGGCGTATGGAATAATAATCTAAAGCTTTTGTAAAGAAAAATACATCCTTTATTTCAAGATTTTTTATTGTGAAAGCGTCACTTATTTTTAATTTCTCATATAGATTAATTCCAGCAAAATATTGTGTTGCTCCATAAGTGAATGGTTCACTTATAATTTGGCTTAAAGTATACTTTCCTTGATCAAAAGTTTTTGAATCAACAATTTGTCCGTCTACAAACAAAATACAATTACCGTTAACAGAATCCAAAGTAAGAGCGAATTCATGATTTCCAAATTTTAGCTGGGAAGCATCAAATTTAAGATTCAATTCTTCTGGATTTTCAGAAGGATAAATGTTTGGAAGATTAATACGAACCGAAATTGTGTTTTTAGGATAATTCACATCTAAAATTTCATGATTGTAAAGCGAATTTGTGATAGGAGATAACAAACATCCAGACAAAGCATAATTAAATGCTATAGGATTTTCGTTAACTTGTAATGTTTTTGTATTAATTGAAGCTATTGTGTTTGTGGAAGAACAAACAGCAAAAATTGTTGTTGTATTTTCTCCTTTGATATATGACGATCCAAAATCACTAGCAACTACATTTTTTGCACTTGAGGGTAAACTGAAAGTTGTAATGACAAATCCTCCAGAATTATGCACATAACATGTGGATTTATTATCAAAAATAAAGAAATTTTGATTATCATCTATTGTAAATGTCATGATATTTCCACTTGTATTATAAAATCTAGTTTCTATATTGTTTGAACTGACATTCCATTCACGTATTTCTCCATTTGATTTGTAAAAAATTCGTACACCTTCACGAATCTCTGCATCAGTTCCATCTATAATATAGACTCCAGAACCTATCCGCTTTATGGATTGTGCGCTTACCATTGGAGTTGTTGAATAAAAACGAGTAAAATTGTTGTAACCTAATTCTTCAGTTCTTCGATTATATGAAACGAAATCTCCTTTAGGTGAAACAAGGAAAAATGTATATGTTTCATCAGAGAAATTAGAAATTGTGGATGATAAAGGATTGTATTGTGTGCTGTCGAAAATTGTATTTTGTGAGTTTATTTGGAATAATTCACCAGTTTTATCCAACACAAAATAATCATCCAAACTTTCCAATTGAACAATATTAATTAGCGGATTATTAAATGTAATACTATCAATAAAACCAAATTCTTGATTGTAAATATACAATTTATTATCACTTATGATTCTAATAAATGGTGTAACGGATCTATCCGAATAAATTCCAAAACCTCTGTTTTTATAATTACCTATAATTTCATGGCCAAAAGGATTGTCGAAACTTTTGCTTGCTAAAGTAAACAAAAACGAAAAGCAATTATCAAATGATTTGCTATTAATCGTTTCATTAATTCCGTATTGACTTCCTGAAAATTTGTACACTCCATTTTCAGAAGCCAAAATACTTCCATTTGTTTGTAAATATTGATCAATACCATTGAATAAAATGCTAGAATTATTTTTGTTTATGTATTCATCAATATCATTTTTACCTATTCGGTAATAAGCATAAAGACAATATGGTTCAAAAGTCATTTGACTTTTTATATCAAAAATTTCCGTGGGTGTTGTTGATTCGTTTGTTATACAATCATAATAGCTTTCATAACTGAAAACATCATTTGCTGAAAAAGCGGTTTGTCTGGTTGTTTTATTAGGGAGAAAATATCTATCATACCAAATTGGTCTTGTAGTAGG